CATTTATAGGAGTATTTAAATCTACAGATACAGAGTTTAATGTTGTTGTTAATTGCTCTCCTGTTAAAAGGGCTGTTACAGCTATATCTATATCTACATTACCATTAAAACTTAAAGTTAATTGTTCACCTGTTACATTTGCATCTGGTGCAGGATCTACATTTCCAAGAGTTGTAATAAGTGGATTTTCAAATACAGGAATTGAAACATTTCCATCTGCACTAATACCAACACTACTTAATTCAGCTGATAATGTTTGACCAGTTAAAGAAATATTTGCTGTACCTGTAACAGTTACTGAATTTAAAGAAGTACTTAATAATTGTCCTGTAACATCTGCAACAGTTATTATATCAATAGTTGTATTTCCTTCAAAAGTTGCAAGACCGATATTTTCTCCCCAACCAAGTTGACCCCAACCATTGGATCCCCATGTTGTAGCTGTTCCAGGTGCTGTTACAAGAACAATTATTTCAGGAACTGCACTTACACTATTTAAAGTTAAGTTTGCTAAATTTGTTGTAGGAAATACATTTCCTGTGATTGAAAAAGATATACCATTATTATTTAAAGAAGAAATTAATTGTTCTCCAGTTAAATTAACAATTGGACTAAGAGAAATAGAAACAGAATTTAAAGCAGAAGTTAATGACTGACCTGTTACTAAAACATCAGCATCATTTTGTCCGCCAAAGGTTCCTGCACTCCAACCTAACTCACCCCAAGTTGTATTGGCCATGCCAGAATACTCCTACTAAGCTATTCTTATAATAGCCGATGTATTAGTGAAAGCTGGGAATTGGATAGTGAATGTTCCTGAAGTAGCTGTTTTGTCAGTCGTAAAATTTAATACTGCAACTGCAGCATCACTAAACGATGTATTATATATCAAGCAACCTCTTGCAGTTAATGTAACGTTCTGAAAAGATAAATCAGCAAAGCTTGTGAAAGCAGTTGTTGATACAACAGATGTTCCAGAATTTACTAATGCTTTTCCAGTCGCTGTATAATTAGTTCCAGAAGAACTTACTTCACCGCTTGATGTATAGGAAGTTGTTGCTGCACCTAATGTTGCAGTTGATACATAAAGAGCTAATTTAAAAACATCACCGCCTGCTGATGAAAAATCTTGATCACCATCTAATAGTTGTTTTTTAAAACTATTTGGTAACGCTTGTGTAATAGCCATATTTGTTTCTCCTTATTGTGGTTTTCGAACTATACGAGGTTCTCCATCTAGAAACTCATCAGTTCGTCTTCTTCCCATTTGTTCTAATGAGAATCCTTCGATAGCTTGCTTATATCTATTTTCATAATATTGCAACATATCATTTGGACCCTTCAAAAATCCATAAGCCTCAACTAGGCAAGCATATAATAAGCCATTGGGAAATTGTTGACTTAAATATGTGTTAGCAGTTGTAGCCGATAATCCAGTTGGTTTCAAGATATAATTTGCTTGTACATTATAAGCTTGATCTGGCGTAGGAGCTACAATAACTGTATTTTCATCCCAGTTAGCATAATATTTAGGTCTTCCTGTATTATTATCTTGATTATATTCATTAATAAAAGACATATCTCTAACGTCTAAAAAAGCTATATCTCCATTAGTTTCAGTTATCTGTACAGATCTTAAAATTAAACAATTATCAGGAACAGTGAAATATTTTTGAGTTACAACAACTGAAGCTGTTGCATATTTTCTATTATTATCAGAATCTACATCTCTTAATATTCTAAATTCTGCATCAGAAATAAAACCATCAATAATAGTTGCTGTTAATACATTAGAATCTACTTCTGTATAATTTCTTATTTTTGTAACTAATTCTGTGTATGTCATATTAAGCCTGTAAAGTTACTGGACCTGCAGAACATTGTGCTCCACCACCAGCTATGTTTCCATTTGTTGCTGTACTTGTACTTAAGAAATAAAAATAATTCAATGTATCACTTACAATACCAAATGAATCAATTTTTCCAACTGTAATTGTAAAACCATTTGCATTAGAAATATCAGTAACTCCATCAAATGAAGGAACTAAATCAAAAGAATTTTCTCTAGAAGGAATACCAATAGTATTAACTTCAGGTGGTCCTCTAAATCTAACTATATTACCAGTAGATCTTCCATGATCTTCTGAATAAACATTTATATAAGTAGAACCTGCATACTTTGTAGTTGAAAAAGGATTTAAAGTTAAAACTACAATTACTGGTGGTTATTGTCTATCAGGATGAGCATATCTTAAACCTTGTGGATCAGCTGTAGTTGGTTTTGGTTCTAATTGAGGTTGTTTTGGTTCATATTCAGAAACATGTACCCATGATCCATTCCATTCTTGAACCATTTCTTGATATGGAAATCTACAACCAGAACGGTCAGAGATCATGTATGCAAATCTACCGCTTGAGTTCTTAGACATTTGGATAATAAGTTTTTGGAGTTATAAATGAACTTGAAGAAGATCCATCACCTTCTAAAGCTCTATTTAATTCATCTTCATATAACATTTTTAATTCTTGTGTTCTTTGTGGAGCAAGTTTAAGTGAAACATAATAAGCAAGTCCCGCGCACATACATGGAACAAATCTATATGGAACATCTGTTGCATTTGTATAAGCTCCAACATCTTGAATTCTTTTAGCATAGTAATATTGCATTACATTATTTACCTGTGCTGCTCCTGGAGTTAGATATAAAGTAATTGTAATTTTATCTATAAATCTTTGTACGTAATATTGTGTTGGTTGACCTTGTGAATATTTAGATGATAGTCCACTGTAAGCTGATCTATTAATTTTAGTAAGTGGAAAATCAACAACAGGAACTTGTTCTGTGTTTCTATAAACTGCTTCTAAAATATCATCTGGTCCATAAGTAATAGAATTATAATCATACACAGTTGCGTTATCAGCATGAATTGCAGCAGTTGTACCATTAGCACCTCTAGTACATCCTGTAATTGTCATAGAAGATGTATCTGTTCCTGTATAAGTAATTTGTTCTGCTCCAATCAATAAAGTTCCAGTTGTTGGAAACTGCCAAACTGAATCTAATGTAATTGTTGTAGCAGATGCATTAATTCCACCATTTAAATAACTAAGTGTTCCATCTGAAGTACCATCTGATGTAGATCTATAGATAGTATAGGTACTTTGACCTTGAATCATTGAGATAGTGTTACTTGCTACTTCCCAATAATGAAGACCTCTGTTTGCCCATTCTTGGAACATTATATTTAGAGATCTTCTTGTAGATTCTAAATCTTGTCCAGTTCTTGGTGCTGACAAACCAATTCTTTCGTAAGCCTCTTCTATAATTTTATCTATATAAAAGGTTTTTTCAAAAGTTGTAGTTCCAGAAGTAGTGTTAGCCATTTAGCTTCTCCTACGCTGTTAATCCAGGTCCAGAATATTTATCTGTTAGTAATGTAACTGCAGCAACATTTGTTAATGTTGAAATATAAATTCCTTTTGGAAATGGAATACCATCTTCAGGAAAATTTAAATTAATAACATCACCACTTGGTACATCAGCTGTAAATAAATTTGATCCAGCTACACTTGTAGTTGTTAATTTTACAATTCCAGCTCCACTATTATTTGATGCAATTATAATTCCTCTTAATCTTACTGGAGGAGCAACAATTGCAAAAGTAGTAGTGCCTGTAAATCTAGTTGCTTGTATATCGCCTTTAAAACCCATTTTTTTCTCCTTATAATTTAAGGAGCCCTTACGAGCTCCTTAAAAATTAATTATTATCCACCAACAACGTTAGTGCCTGGAGCATTTAATTGCTTCCAAGTTGTTCCGTTAGAAAATGCATATCCAGATACGTTAGATGCTGTAAGATTATTTACAAACACCATCGCACCTTTATTTTCAGTTGCAAGTAAAGTTGTTCCTGATTGTGATCCAGATGCAATTGTAAGTGTTGTAACGTTAGTTACTGAAAAAGCTACGCTTCCACCTTGTTCTGTATCATTTTCTCTTGTTGCTTGAGCGTTAGGATTTGGTCCACCGATTAATCCACCGATTGATACCACTGGTCCTGTGAAGGTTGTATTTGCCATAGTTATGTTCTCCTAGTTATTCCAATACCGTCTCTAGGCCGTCGACTATACGCGTCGATAATGGAAAGTTAATGTATAGTGATTAAGATATAACTGAATTTATTAAATAGCGCAAGGGATACCTGCATCGAAAATCTACTTTTCGGATATAAATAGCTAGTTTTAGCTAGCTACTGAAAACTCAGGAGCCGACATTTCTACCTTAATTTGTCTATAAGCTATCTCAGCTTCAGACATTTTAATCTGGTTAATGATTCTTCGAATTTCTTCGTCAATCTTAACCATATCAAGAGTATATAACCCCTCTTGAATGTAGTGTTGCTCCCAATCAAGTTCTAGGGCTCTCTTCTTTGTGTAAAGAGCTTGAACGTGATTTATCATCTACGATCTCCTCATAGGTTATCCAGCATTTGTCTTTAGCAAAAGATCTCATGCTGTCTTTGAATATTACCCTATTTTGTCCTATTTTGTCAAGGATTGCATTCTCTATATCTTTCGCCGTATCAATAGCTTCAATATCAAAATCAGCTTTATAACCATACGCTCTAATTTTAACTTGAAACAATTTTGTCATAATTCAGTCTTTCTAACACATTTAAGGGGCCTCATAAAGAGACCCCTCAAATAAAAAATGCTTATAGATTAAGCACCTGGTGAGCCAAACAAACCTCTAGGGTCAGACCAGCCGAAGCTGTATCTTTCTCTAGCTTTGTATCTAACGTTACCAGTATCAAAATCACC